TTAATGAATTGGAAAAAGATATGATCAATAGTGACAAGACTGCTTTCTGTAAAACCACCCCAGAGGCATTTATTGAGCGTTATTGCAGCAAACTAAATATTAATACTGAACTCACCAAATTGGCTCAATTTGTCGCCATTAAAATTGACAAGAATAATATGATGCCAGAAAACACACCACATTCAATTGCTGCCGGAGTTGTGTATTTTATTGCGCAGTTATGTAAACTAAATATTAGCAAAAAGGATGTGAAAAATGTGAGTGAGATTAGCGAAGTAACAATAAATAAGGTGCATAAAAAATTGGAGGCATTCCAGAATGATCTAATACCGGGTGTAATTTTGGCAAAGTATGCACAAACGCAAACACAAACACCTATCTCTGTACCCGTTTCTTCTTATTGTTAATATTCGTTTCAAAAGACCTAATTTTATTCAATATATACTTTATGGCTTCTAATAATATAAAACAGAATACAACCCAAAATATAAATATAAATTCAGAAACAACTGCTATACCTAAAATAGTATTCATTATTCCCTACAGAAACCGCATTCAACACAAGTTTTTTTTCTCCACGTATCTAACATCCATTTTATCTTTATCTGAATACAAGGATTCATATGAAATTTATTTTTCACATCAATGCGATAAACGATCTTTTAATCGGGGTGCAACCAAGAACATCGGATTCCTAGCGGTAAAGAAAAAATATCCGGATCATTATAAAGACATCACCCTTGTTTTCAACGATATTGATACCATTCCATTTAGCAACATTTTTAATTACGATACAATACCAGGTCAAGTAAAACATTTTTATGGTTTTGAATATGCATTGGGAGGCATTGTATCGATTAATGCTGGTGATTTTGAAATGATAAATGGATATCCCAGTTTTTGGGGTTGGGGACTAGAAGACTCTGTTTTACAGAAAAGATGTTTGGAAGCCAATTTAACCATTAATCGCGATCAGTTTTATCCTATTGGAAGTCCAGATATTTTGCATTTGTTTGATGGCGTTTCACGAATAATTAACCGCAAAGATCCGATCAGAGCAACTAATGACAATGGACTAGATGGACATATGTCTATTGGTAATTTATATTATACCATTGATAGTGATTCAAGAAATCCGATGGATAACATACACGTAGTAACATCAAATAAAATATTTTTCATTAATATTGTTTCATTTACAACTGGAACAAAATTTGAGAATAAGAATTTTTGTAAATATGATTTGAGAACAGATCCAAGAGAAATACTGATTGATTCATTAAAAGATGTAAATGAAAATGAGATAAATAACGGTGTCGTAAATAATAATGAATGGACTAAAATTCCATATATTCCAGACGCACAAACAAAAAAACAATTGATTGTTCAATATGGAGAGAATGTTGCTTTACAAATCATTGATTATAATTATGAAAACTCAGTAGATCCGACCAAACCAGTTATTCCTCCTCATTTACAGAATTATATACAACAATCCCGTATAAATGCAAATCAAATAAATGCAAATCAAATAAATGCAAATCAAATAAATACAAATATAAATATAAACAAATTTTCTCCTGCTTATGCAGGAGTTATCGGAACTAAACCAAGAGCCACTACATCAGCGAATATTAGATTGGGTGGTGTTTATAAAAGGTAAATAAATGTAATAAAAGAATATAATAAAGAAAAAAGATAATAAAGATAAAATATAATATTAATATACAATTTCTATGACAGATCAACCAATCAAAATGTTTACTGATATAAAAAATGCATTTTATATTAATTTAGAACACCGTAAAGATCGTAAAGAACAAGTAGAATCCGAGTTAACAAAAATAGGTATAACTGCAGAAAGGTTTAATGCAATTCGTATGGAAAATGGCGCTGTTGGTTGCAGTATGAGTCATCTGAAAATTCTGCAAAATGCATTTGAACAAAATATGGATCATGTTTTAATTTTAGAAGACGATATTACCTTTTTAAATCCGGAATTATTTAGAACCCAATTTGATACGTTTTTATCGCGATTTAAAACAAATTGGGATGTCATTTTACTCGCTGGAAACAATGGACCTCCGTATATTCAAATTGACAACACTTGTATTAAACTTACAAATTGTCAGACCACTACTGGATATTTGGTTAATGGACATTATATTTCAAAATTGATGGAAAATGTGAAAATGGGTCTGCATCATTTATTGAGGGACCCTGTAAGACATAGAGAATTTGCCATTGATGTATATTGGAAAATATTACAGAAAACAGATCGATGGTTTTTAATTACACCTCCTACTGTAATACAACGAGAAGGATACAGTGATATTGAACAAAGAATGACAAATTACAGTAATTGCATGTTAAATTTAAGGTAATAATATTTTAAAATAATAAAATAATAAATAATAATAATGGAATCCATTTCGTCTATTGAACAATTAAAAGAATGTTTTGTAAATAATAAACCAATATTATTTATAAAAAAATATCCAGAATATGATCTAAGAAAGGAAGGCATAATAACTTCTATTGATGAATCATCTTCTATAATTATGGTCAAGATTGAAGAGAGAATATTTTACAAAATTGTGTTTCAAGATAAAGATGTAACATTTTTTACCATGTAATAAATTATAAATTATAAATTATAAATTATAAATTATAAATTATAAGTAAGTTCTTATTTGAATTAAACTATCCCCCCTAAAATCATAATAGCATATTTCAAATTTATTTTGATAAGAAAAATAACAATCATAAGCCAACCCTACACCACACCCGTCAAATCCAAATTCAAAATAAAAGCCGGAACCTGGTCCGAATCTATCTAATTCTATTGTTTTCAATATTTCCATTTTCTTACTTATAAGTGGCTTAATAATATTATATCTTTCATCATGTTTATGTATTATATTTATGTATTTACCGTTTTTATATTTTATTCTTCCGTCATAGTCTAATATAATATGTAATAAGTCTTTTGGAATATATGGAACTTTCATTATTATTGTTTAATTAATATTATATTTTTATTATGTAAATTAAATTACATAATAAAATCAATAAGGCATCTATATAAAATCTACAAATACTTTATCCGTATCTAAACGAAGTATATTGCTTTTAAATGTATCTGGTAGATTGTAACCTATTGCATAATCTTCAAAATATTCTTCATTAATTTGTTTCTCTCTTTCAATCAATGTATCTACTGCTCCAAAGGATAAAAAATAAAATCTACCATTGCAGTATTTACATTGGTTTACGATTAAATTTTGCGGCAATTCAGGATGGATCTTATAATACTGACTAACATATTTATGTCTTACATCTACTATTTTGCCACCATAATGTATTTGATTTTCCTTTCCAAAACTTTTATTTAACAAGTGCATTAATACTTCAAAAAATTTAACGGTTACCACATTTTGGTCATCATCTGTTTTAAAGATGTATTTAAAGTTAAATACTTGGGTCATCGCTTTATATGCAGCAATTACCTTTTTAGGCAATGAATTATAGTCATCATGAACTCTTACATATAATATGTGATTTTCGTCATCTATTATATATTCTTCGTTTAACTCTGGGTCACCCAAAACATGATAATAAACGATCTTATCAGATAATGTTGGAATCCACGTCTCTCTTTGTTTTATCGCTTTGTAACGATATTTTTCGCAATTTAGAATTAGTAGAATGTAATCTTGTGATTTTTTATTTTGATTCATAAGTTTTCTAATTTGTAAATATATTAAATATAATTAATTTGTCTTTATATTGTTAATTATTTACAAATAATATTTTTCTATTTTTATTAAACAGACTCTAAATTTAAACAGACTCTAAATTTAAACAGACTCTAAATTTAAACAGACTCTAAATTTAAACAGACTCTAAATTTAAACAGACTCTAAATTTAAACAGACTCTAAATTTAAACAGACTCTAAATTTAAACAGACTGTACAATTATCTGTCTATTATAAAACGAATTGGAATATCCCGAAATTTCTGACTGATACTTTGCAGTAAATGTATTTGTTCCCGGTGTCAAATTACTTAAAAAACAAACAAAACTGTGTTGAGTTGAAACAAATTGAATTGGTGTGAAAATAAGTGCATTCACATTATTTGCTGGTCTAGTAGTTGCGCCTGAAATTTGAAAACCCATAAATCCAGCAACACTAAAACTATTTTCACAAAAACATCCCGCTGAAATAGTTATCATTACTTTTGCTCCCGTATACATAGTAACGCTTGGTCCTGGTGAACCTGCCAAATCAGTAAAAACTCCAGATGTGGTACTTTGTTCGGCAGCAACTGTGTTAGAAACTATGTTTAGTGCAGCAACTGATGACGGCGTCTGTGTTACAGTTAATATAATAGATGGAATTGCAGGATAACCGTTAACAGGTTGAGCAAAAAATTGTGCGTGTGGTCCGTTACATTGACACACTATTTCAAACCAATCCCCTTGAATCATTTCACAAATAAAATTCCATGAAGGTACAAAATACGTATTTGTATTTTGAATTGTTATATTTGAAGCAGATCTAAGTATATCTAAATTATTTTTTCTGAACCATATGGAAATTGTTTCTGTTCCTCCTTGAGATAATGATAACTGACCTGAAAATTGGAAATTGTATAATCCAGGGTTATCTATATATATTCTAGAAGTAGGTGAACCAATTCTGACTCCATAAGATAATTCAGTTGTATTAAATGTAATTGCTTTGGCGGTTGAAAAATTACTTTGAGTTGTGGAATCTGAAAATGATCCATAGAATCCGGTAGTTGCAAAAGGACCTGGTGGACCTGTGGCACCTGTAGGACCGATGGAACCAGTTGAACCAAATGTAAAGACAGTTCCAGTTTCACCACGAGCACCAGTTTCTCCACGTGTACCAGTTTCCCCTATAAACCCACGAGCACCCATCATTCCTATGACACCTTGAAGACCAGTTGGTCCTCTATCACCAATTGGACCTTTAACACCTGTTATTCCAGTTGATCCTTGCGCACCTGTTCCTCCGATATATATACCGGCTGGTCCTACTGGACCTATGGGTCCTGCTGCGCCTTGAGGGCCCGGCGGACCAATAGGACCCAAACCTCTTAAATCACAACATTTTCGACTAGTTAAATAATTTGAATAATTTGACATGTATATTATTATATATTATATAAAGTGTTTACAATAAATATAATATATTTCACAAATTTGAAATTATGTGTTTCAATAAAAATATTTTAACTAGAAGGTAAATTTGCCAAACATAACCGAATGGTGCCTAAACTAGCAACATCATACTTCACAACTAAAGGCAAATCATTCTCTAAATACATCTCAATCTGTGAGCATAAATTCGTACATTTAATGAAATACCCCAAATTCTTCAAAGAAAATTCACCCTGGATTATCTTTGAAGAATCTTGTTTCAAAATGAATCCCATGGAACCATCTGACTCAGCACGATGAATCTCTGCCTCTGCAAATTGTCCCTTGCATTTAAATATCAGTTCATTACCAACCGATTTGATTTCCAACTTGTCTGAAATGCAAGAAAAATCACGGATAATTTTTTGGAAATCAACCGAAGGCAAATTGATAATGGAAGAAAAGGTTACATCAGGATACTCCAATTCTTCCGGCTCAGGTTCAATTAACTTGAGTTTCTGTGTCTTGCACTGCTTAATATCACCATTCTCAAATTTGAGAGCCAAATAGGATACAATGCCGTCAAAATAGTCCGCATTTTCAATGTAAATAGTTAAGGTGTCGTCGTTATCAATGGAGTTAATTAATTTAAAAAGATGAAACATATTGACTCCAATGATGATCTTTTCTTGTTTGCATTCATATGATTCAAAATTTTGCGCCGCTAAATAAAGATGCGCTAAAATAGTATGCGACTTGTCCATATTTATAATACGGATTCCGTCTGGTTGAAACGATATATTGGTTTCCAACAGAATATCCTTTAGAGCGGTCATAAGTGTTCTAAAGGGGGCGATTTGTACAGTTTTTATTGTTAAAACATTATTTTCATTAGTTTGAAATTTACCCGACATTTTTATAATTTATTGCTAAGTTTATAAATAATCTTTACCGCAAATCTTTAAATAGTAATAAATGTATAATAAATTAAATACAATTTAAATAAAATATAATAAAAAGAATTATATTGTTTATAATTTATAATTTATTATCTATTGTGTATTATCTATTAAACCTTTTCATTGTAAGCAGTAATCAAATCAGAATACACTGTTTGACTGCATACATCTCGCATATCACATAATTTATTTTGTACACCCCAGTTCATCAGTATTCTTAATCTCCATAAAGAATTATTTACGTTATTTTTACGATACCATGTAAATATTTGTATGTGGTCTCTCATGGCTAACGCACTTGGTGTGCCTATATTATTAGGGAGGCGACATAATTCTATCAGGTTGGATTTCAATATATCATTTAATATTCCACGATATTGTAATAAATATTGTTTTTTGTCATTTTCATTCTCTTTATTTATTTCGCTTTGAAGTAAAATAATGGCAATATCATAATAAATATCACGATTCATCGTAGAGCCATAGTTCCAATTATAATATTGTAAGTGAGGATACTCACTACGACTCAAACTATAAAATCTCCATAAGGTTAACTCATCCAGATTTTGCCTCTTATTTTCAATTAATAGGTTATCTTTAAACGCATGTAAACTAGTGATCTCTTGTCTAATCAATTTGGTTTCATCCGTTCCGAAACTAAGATAAAATGTGAATATTATTTTCACGAGATGTTTGTCTAATTTAAAATCCAATTGGATAAGTTTAAATAAAGTAAAAGGATTCATATTTTATAATTTAATTTAACTATTAATTAATAGGATTACGATTATAATAACAAATATTTTGCAATATAATTATTCAATTTTATTGAATTGGCATTTTATATTTATCCAAATATTATTATACATTATCATTTATAAAAAAGACTTAAAGAATAACAACCATATTATAATAACTGAAACTAAATGGAATTAGAAATGGAACCCTCAGCAGAAGCAATTGAGCAACTAAATGAATTGATCACCAGTTATCAAGCATTAGAACCGGCCTTAAAACAATGGAAATTGAATCGCCTATACACACATCTTAAAAATTTGCCTACTGTATTAGATGCAGAGCAGAAAAAATACGATGAACGCGTGACACGAATAAATGAACTTACTATGGAACATGATAATTTTCACAAGGTATTTCTTAGCAAACACCAATATTACTATATGCCATACAATAACTTATACTACGAATATGATGGGAAAACTTATCAAATAATAAAGGATGACGAAATACATCATCGTCTTCTTTCAACTATCACTGATGAAGGAAAGTTAATATCTTGGAAACATAAAACAAAACAAAACATGATTAGAAGTATTAAAGAGAGAAGTCTATTAAAATCTGTTCCAGAAACATACACCATACAAAACGTGCTAGGTTTTCTGAATACCATTTTTGAAACCAAATCTGAAGCCAAATATTTTCTGACTGTGATTGGCGACTGTATTTTGAAGAAGTCTGGTTCTCTCTTATTCTTTGTTAATCCTTGTACAAAGAAGTTGGTTTCTTTTATTGACTCTATTGCATATGTTACTACTGGAAATTCTATTATAAATAACTTTATTTCCAAGTATCACGAAACACATAACACATCGTCATATAGATTGATAAAAACAAATAATACTATATCAAGTGAAATAATCAAGGATGTTTTAAATAAAATAGGGATTGATTTTCTGTGTGTTGCAGCACATTATTCGGATAGATATGGAAGTTCGGATGATTATTTGAATACAACTTCAGATGTAGAATCAGGTTACACCCTATATTTTACCAAAAATACAATTGATCAAATTATAGATGAGTTTTTAAATAAATGTATTGAATCAACTAATATACCTGTTTCGGAACCAACAAATATACTTATGGAACCAGAATACAAATTAACTTGGAAAAATATGCATTATATTTGGAAAAATTATCTCTCTTCAATCAATGTTCCCAATATGATTTATTCATCCAATTTAAAAACTAGTATTAAAACTAGACTTCAATTTACAGAAGAGGGAAATGATATTTGTTTTGTAAATGTAACAAGTAAATTTCTTCCGGCAATAAGTAATTTTTTATCTTTTTGGGACAAGCACATAACTATTACAAATACAAATAATTCGGATATAAATGCGTTTGATGATGAATATGAAATAGATGAAATTGTTACCATATATAAACAATACATACATATTACAAATGCAAATACAAATATAAATATACCTAATAATATTTCAGATGAAGATGTAATTAAAATTATATCACATTATTTCTCTCCTTATGTAGAAGTGATTGAGAGAAAATATGTGACAAATATAAGATGCAACTTGTGGTTAAAGACGGATGATATCATTCAATTATTAGATAATTATAAGGAAAAAAGTATTTTAAATTCTGAATCAGTTAATGATTTAATTTCATTTGACGACTTATATAAATCATATCGCACTTTTTGTCAGGCAAAGGTGATAGTGGAAAAAACAGTTTGTCTAATTGTAAGCAAACAGTTTTTTGAAAAATTTGTGTCGCATCATTTACACAATTTTATTCAATTTGAGAAATTTGTTAATACAGATTGGCTGCAATAAATATTGTTTAATTAGCGGAAGCAAAGGCTTCAACATGTTCACCTGCATGAACCATTCCACCTCTCTTTCCTTTTCTTCCGCGTCGTCTTCGCTTGCCACCAGTAGCATGGTAGTCAGAGACATTCAAAACAGTCTCTGACACAGAATCGGCAAAACTTCCACTAGATCCAGAATTAGCGCTCATAGAGTAATCAATAGGAGCAGCATTATCTAAAGCGGATCCACCTCGGTGTCCCTTTCTATGTTTACGGCTTTTCTTTCCCTTAGCCAACTTAACAAACCCGAACTTTCCCTTCTTGGTACCGAAGCCGTGCTTCACCAAACGCATCTCTCGCTTCGCAGAAGCGTGTTTCTTTCTAGACACAATGCGTCCAGACTTATTTTGCATCAAATCAGACTTTTGTAATCCCCCAGAAGTATGCTTAGCAGTTCCGTGAAAAACTTGAGCGCGAGTTCCAACCGTTAAATTTAAATGTGGCATCGTATACAATAAACTAAGAAAAAATATTATTTATAAACTATATTTGTCTTTAGTATAGTTTATAAAGAGAGAAATATAAAGATAAAAGAATAAAAAGTTTTTAAAATTTATTCCTTATAGGAGTTGGTATTCCATTTATTTGCCCATTAATTCCTCCTAAATAATTGGTTTCCGCAGGAATCCCATTGTTACCAAATACAATTCTTCCTTTTACACCCATATTTGTTAGTTGAGACACTCTTGCCGCAGATGTTCTTGTGGAATCATTGTACCCCAAGTTAGCCTTGTTCACTTTTTCTTGGAAACAACGACATTCATAATCTTTTAAATTTTGCTCATTATAATTACGAATGAGTTTTCTTAAATAAGAATTATTTAAATTGTTACTATTTGGAGCAAACAAATTACGAGGCATAACTATATTTATATTTATATTTATTTTGTTTTGTTTTGTTTTGCCTAAATGATTTTCTAAAATGTGTAAATTATAAAAGGAAAGATTTGTCCTAAATATATGGAGAAAATATTTTGTTAGAATAAACTCAATCAAAATTGCATCAAAATATATAAAATTGAAATTTATTTAGAGATACACTGACATATTATTATACCCACACTGCTTTTATATAAAATGCAATCTTCTAAAGACTTATCTAATAAATATCAACAAAAAACTGAACGTGAACACGTTCTGGACAACCCTGATACCTATATCGGTTCGGTTGAGACCGTTGACACTGATATGGATATCATGAATGAAACTACTGATAAAATTATTGAGAAAAATATTCGCTACGTTCCCGGTCTGTTCAAGTTGTTTGATGAAGGTATTGTTAACTGTCGCGACCACGTGGTCAGACAGCAAACAGCGATCAACAATGGCGACCAAAATGCACTACCTGTCAGTTACATTGAAATTTGTATCCAAGAGGATGGTACAATTATTATGACTAACGATGGTAATGGCATTGACGTGGCACAGCATCCAGAGCACAAGAAATGGATTCCAGAACTCATATTCGGTCATATGAGAACATCCACTAATTATGATAAAACAGAAAAGAAAATAGTTGGAGGTAAAAACGGATTTGGGTTCAAACTGGTTCTAATGTGGTCTACATATGGTTCCGTTGAAACCGTTGATCATATTCGCGGACTCAAATATGTGCAAGAATATAAACAAAATTTGAGCGAAATTTGCGAACCCATTATTACCAAATCCGGCAAAACAAAACCGTATACAAAGATCACTTTTAAGCCGGATTATTTAAGACTTGGTCTCGCGGGACTAACACCTGATATGGTTTCCCTTTTAACCAAACGCGTCTACGACATTTCTGCTGTTACCGACTCCAAACTAAAAGTAAAATATAATGGGCAACTTGTTCCAACTAAAAACTTTGAACAATATATTAATTTATACATTGGCGATAAAACCGAGTCACCACGTGTATATGAATCCGCTGGAGAGCGTTGGGAATACGCGGTTGCGCTAACACCCAGCCATGAGTTCAAACAAGTTTCGTTCGTCAATGGTATCCATACTTGCAAAGGCGGCAAGCACGTAGAGTTCGTCTTGAATCAAATTACAAGAAAACTAGTTGAGTTCATTGAAAAGAAAAAGAAAGTCAAAGTGAATCCAAACTCAATCAAAGAGCAACTCATTTTGTTTGTGAGATGTGACATTGAGAATCCAGCCTTTGACAGTCAGACCAAAGATTTCATGAACACTCCTGTAGCCAAGTTTGGTTCCACTTGCACGGTTAGCGACAAATTCATTGAAAAGGTTGCAAAAATGGGCGTAATGGATGCCGCCTGTGCAATCACTGAAGTGAAGGAAACCAAAGTCGCTAAAAAATCGGATGGTGTTAAATCCAAATCTGTCCGAGGCATACCGAAACTAACTGACGCCAACTTTGCCGGAACAGACAAGTCAAATTTGTGCACTTTACTTTTGTGTGAGGGAGATTCAGCCAAGACAGGAGTTATTTCTGGACTATCTTCTGAAGACCGCAACATATTTGGAGTCTATCCGTTAAAAGGCAAGGTGATGAATGTGCGCGGCGAACTTGCTAAGAAAGTGGCAGAAAACAAGGAAATCATTGAAATTAAGAAAATTCTCGGTTTAGAGATGAACAAAGAATACAAATCAATTGAAGATGTTCACAAGTGTCTGAGATACAGTCGTGTCGTATTTATGACTGATCAAGATCTAGATGGTTCTCATATCAAAGGACTTTGTATTAACTTGTTTCACAACGAATGGGCATCATTAGTGCAAATTCCTGGCTTCATTGGATTCATGAATACTCCTATTTTGAAGGCCAAAAATGGTTCATCAGAAATGAAGTTCTACAATGACGGCGAATACAATCTTTGGAAAACGACTGCGGACACCTCTGGCTGGTCGGTAAAATATTACAAGGGTTTAGGTACTTCTACTAAAACCGAATTTGTTGAATATTTCAAAGAGAAGAAATTCGTCGGATTTGATTTCACCGAAAAAAGTGATGACGCCATTGATATGGTCTTCAACAAGAAAAGAGCCGATGACAGAAAGGAGTGGCTTGAAACCGTTTATGATAGAGACAGTTTCGTTGACACTGGCAAACAAATGATCAGTTACGAAGAGTTCGTCAATAAGGAATTAGTTCACTTCAGCAAATATGACTGTGATCGCAGCATTCCTAACTTGATGGATGGACTGAAAACCTCATTGCGAAAAATTCTGTTTGCATCATTCAAAAAGCGTTTAAACACGGAAATCAAGGTCGCACAATTTAGCGGCTATGTGTCTGAGCACTCGTGCTATCATCACGGCGAAGAATCGCTGAATCAAGCCATTGTTGGTCTTGCACAGAATTTCATCGGATCCAATAATATCAATCTCCTTGTTCCAGCGGGTCAATTCGGCAGCCGGGTCAAAGGCGGCAAGGATTCGTCTTCTCCAAGATATATCTTCACGCTTCTAGAAAGAATTACTCGTCGCATCTTTTCAGAGCATGATGACGCTATCTTGAATTACTTGAATGACGACGGCACCCTTGTGGAGCCGCAATATTACGTACCAATTATCCCTATGATTTTGGTAAATGGATCTAAGGGCATCGGCACTGGATTCAGTACAGAAATATTGTGCTACAACCCTAGAGACATTATTGCTTACTTGAAAAACCTGCTACAAGACAAATCGGCTGAAAACTCGGCAATCCAGTTTATGCCTTACTATGAGGGATTTACTGGAACCATTAGTAAAACTGACGATCATCATTATTTGTTCAAAGGCAAATATGAAGTGCTGGGTGCAGATATGATCCGTATAATAGAATTGCCAGTTGGTTTCTGGACAGAAGACTTCAAGGAATTGTTAGAAGATTTGCTAAATGACAAAGACAAAGATGGACAGAAAATCAATCCTCCGATAAAGCACTATGATGATAATAGCAAGGATACTAATATAGACTTTGTAATCACATTTGTAAAAGGTAAATTGGCAGACTTGGAATCAACAACGGATGCCAATGGAAACAATGGAGTTGACAAATTATTCAAGTTGTGCAAGTCGGCTTCTACAACCAATATGAATTTGTTTGACTATGACGACAAGTTGAAGAAGTATCATTCTATACCTGAGATTATTGATGACTTCTTTGAAAAAAGATTGGAACACTATAATGACAGAAAGCAGTTTCTAATTGCCTCCATAGAAAAGGAATTGGTTGTCCTTTCTAACAAGGCGCGATACATCCAGGAAGTACTTGATGGCACAGTGGATCTGAGAAAGAAAAAGAAGGATGAAATTATTGCGCTTCTTGCTGGAAAAGGATACAACTTGATTGAAGACGATTCAGAATATAAATATTTAACCAGAATGCCGATGGACAGTGTTTCAGAAGAGAATGTAGCGAAAATTAAAAAAGATTGCAAGAACAAGATGGACGAACTGACAAGAGTCAAGGAAACCAGTATTCAAGATATGTGGCTTTCAGAGTTGGAAGTTTTAGAAGACGAATATCAGGCTTATATTCAAGAACGAACAATGAAACAGATTGGAGAAATTGTGGTTAAAAAGAAGTCAAGTATTGTGAAGAAGGTTACTGTAGTAGGAGCAGTTAAGAAGACAGTGAAGAAGCCAACTGCGATAAGTCTGGAAGTATTAGATGAGAATTAGTATTAGTAGTTTGTAGTAATATTTGTGTTTATTATAGTAGTTTGTAGTTCAAAAAATATAAAATATAAAATAAAAATAAATATATTTTTTATTTTATTGTTTGTTATTGAGATACTTATTGATTATTTTATTCAATTGCTTTTCTCTCTTTAGTTGATTTCTAGGATTATAAATAAAATATAATATAATATTGCATAATATTATATTTAAGAATGAAATCAAGTTATAAAAAGGCTATGATTGCGTTAGGATTAATGGCAGCAGTTTTATTGTTATATAAGTATTCTAAAGTTATAGATGGATTTGAGTCAGGTGATACATTTGTATCCATTAGTAAAACATATATTAATGATGCTAAAAAGACAACAATAAATGATAATAAAAATATGATTAATTTAATTAAAGAATATAAAACAGAAGATAAAGATTTACAACAAATGTTTGATAAATTGATTGCATCTGAAAATAATATTTTGGATAATTATGATCAAAATAACCAAACTGATTTAACCGATTTAACTAATAAGATAAAAATTTTAAAAGAAAAAAATGATAATTTAAATGATAAATCAATTTCTGCTATAATTGGATCAGCCAATTTTTTTGAAACAAAAATAAAATGTATAAATGCAGTAAAAGGTTATATTTAAACAATATAGGTTTTAGATGAGGCGATGAACTAAATAATTTAAAACCAAGTTGGCATTCTATAGTTACGTTTATCATTTTGCGAAACAAGTGTAGGCAATCCTATCGGTGTCGGCAATGTGCTAACATCTGTTAAGTATTGCAAATAACCGCGTGCTTCTGAGTAGACCTGATTAATAGAGAAATCCAAAACAATTTGATTCAAGTCGGCGATTTGTTGTGCTATATTGCCAGGATTATTCGTAGAATTCTGCAAAAAAACACTGCGCATGACAATCTTTAAAGATTCACAATCTTGAGGACCAATTAGATATTGTTTATTGGATTTTTCAAAAACACCTGCGCGTATCCCATTCTGAATGATTTGAATATTTTCCTTAGAAAAATAGTTTTTAGACAAAATAGTTTCATCCCATTGACCTAAAGTTGGCTCTCTATAAGAAACACATTGATTCGCAGGTATTTTATCATACATGGCAAATAAGTTACCGATATTAGGTCCATCCTTTAAATTTACTCTTCCATTAGAAGACTTTTTAGAAGTATTATTTGTATTATTAATATTATTCATATTATTCATATTATATTACAATCATAAAAAAATATATAATTAAAATATATAAATGGAGGCAACATTTCAAAAAATAGTTTTAACAATTGCGATTGTTTTATTGATTATTTTATTAATTGTCATTAATTTGTCATTGACTAATGCATCTTCCGCTAAAATATGCCACCAATTACAACAAACTGTCCAGATTACTGGGAAGATAACTCAGGAAATGGGGCTCAATGTGTTAATGTTAAAAATATAGGGACCTGTTTTAATAAAGATCCAAAGTTTGGAGCCAACGGAAAACTTCTCCGTGGTAAAAGTATGGATTTTAGTGGAGCGCCATATACTGGTATAAACGGTCTTTGTGACAAACAGAAATGGGCTAATACATGTGGTGTTGCTTGGGATGGTATTACATACGGTTACGGTTCCAAAAATCCATGTGATATAAAAGTTCCTGTATAAGACTATATTTTAGAACTTATATCTTAGAACTTATATCTTAGAACTGACTTCTTATTCCTAGATATTTTTATTATATTTCTTATAATATTCCTTTAGTTTTGGTTTTGTTTTTATTTGATATTTGATCTTGTGTTTGTTTTGACAAGTCTGATAAAGAACGTTTAAGTAAAAATCAACCTAAAAAGAATATTATAAGAAATATAATAAAGAATTGTAAAATGGAGTCATTAGATATAAATAATTTACTTAATAGAGAAGAAGAAGTAAATAAGATTAAAGACATTTTAATGAATTTTGAAGCCAACAAAAGCAATCTAGCGATCAAAAAGGGAATCTACATTTACGGCGAGCCCGGTTCCGGCAAGAGCACATTTATTATCAATATTTTGAAAGAACTGAATTACGATATTATTAAATATGATGCAGGCGATATCCGAAACAAATCAATTATTGATACGATAACACAACACAATATGGCAGATAAAAACATAATGAGCATCTTTCATAAAAAGATTAAACGGATTGCCATTATAATGGATGAGATTGATGGAATGAATAACGGTGACAAAGGAGGTATTAATGCGCTAATTAAAATAATTCGTCCTAAAAAGACGAAAAAACAGAAACAAGAAGATATTACAATGAATCCTATTATATGCATTGGCAACTATCATATTGATAAAAAAATAAAAGAACTGATGAAGGTCTGCAATGTAATAGAACTCAAGTCGCCAACAAAGATGCAAATGAATACAATTATCCATGAATTAATGCCCAATATTAGTGAACCAATAAAGACAAATATTATAACCTTTATTCAAGGGGATTTGCGTAAGTTTTCAACCATTTATGATTTATATAAAAAAAAGGAAAATATACTTGATATCAATATTATCAAAAATGTTTTCCTGATGAAGTCATATAATGACGACACACGGAAAATAACACAGAAACTCATAAATACCCCTTATACCTTTAGAGAGCATCTAACAATTATGAATGAAACTGATAGAACAATTGTTGGCTTATTGTGGCACGAAAATATAATTGATGTAATTGGAAAATGCAAGAAATCTGAATCTATTCCGTTTTATTTAGACGTATTGGATAATATGTGTTTCTCTGATTATATTGACCGAATAACATTTCAGAAACAAATATGGCAATTTAATGAGATGAGTTCTCTCATCAAAACATTTAAGAATAATGATATTTATCACAAAACATTTCAAAAGAAAGTCAAATTCAATCCTGCCGAAGTCCGTTTTACAAAGGTTTTAACTAAATATTCTACAGAATACAACAATTCAATATTTATCCAAAATTTATGCCAACAACTTTGCATGGATAAGAAGGACTTATTTACCTTTTTCCTTAGCATAAAAAACCTAAATGACGTGGAAATGGCGATGCTGTTTGAAAATTATGAAATATCCAAATTAGATATTAATCGCATGTACCGATATTTAGATAAATATACTAAAGAAACTGATGATGATATACTGGATGATGGTGTAAATGCAGATTCGCTGTCAGATTGTGAGGCGGAACTTGTGTAGAAAATTGAAATATAATTTACATATACTGAAATATAACTTAAATATATAAGAATTATCATCTAAATTATTTAATAAAGTATTTCATTAAAATGGCTCGTGGATTAACTATAGCATTTATTTCTTCACAAAAAAATCATCCCACAATTATTAATTTTAATAAATTTGGAAACAAATATTGGGATGATACAACAGGTAACTCATCTAAAATAGGTTATTATTTTGTATATTACTTCCAAAAGAAATATGTTTATATATATAAAATTATAGACATATTTCCTATTGACAAAAGACCGCCAGATATGGAATGGGATTCTAATAGACAAATTTTAGGTTTAAGTAATTGTTTAATTTCATTTACATGGAATGAATGGATAAATAATGTTGGATTAAATGCTCCATATACTCCTAACTATTATTCATGTAAAACCACTGCTTGGTCATACAACGAGTTAAAAAGTCATATACAATTTTCCAAATTTAATTTTGTAAATTTGGAAAATATAATTACACCATCGCAAAAACAAACAATTATTTTAATTGAAGATGATGGAGATAAAGAAGATGATGATGAAGTTAAGACAGTCGACGAAGATGAAGACGAACAGGGTGAAGAGGATGAAGTAGCAATATTTTTAAAGCAGATGGAGGAAGAGGATCGAATTAGATTAGAAGAGAGAAATATAAAATTAAAAGAAATTCGTGAAAGAAAACAACAAAAGGAAATAATGCAACTAAGAATTGATGAATCTCAGCATATATATGTTAATATTATTAAGATTAATGCAGAAATTGATGCTCTCATTAAAAAACGCGATGAACAAATAGAATATAAAATGAAAATTATGGATGGATTAATGGATAATGAATTAATAAAAAAAAACATGTAAAAATAAAGAAAAACATGTAAAAATAAATATAAAGAAAAACATGTAAAAATAAATATAAAGAAAAACATGTAAAAATAAATATTTTATTATATTTTTATTTTATCTGACCTTCATAATTCTTTCTTTGGCTTCCAAGAAACGCTCACTCCATAACTCCTTTACTTCATCACTCACATGAGTAAATTGATGATTTTCATATTGTGTAGGCGAATCATAGAACAGATGTACCGGTCTATGCTCTCTATCCAATCCAGTGCACATAGAAACCTTGTAGAAAAGTTCTTGATCCTTTGATCCAACTATATAATTTGTTACAGCGCCAGTTACCGCATTTCTAATGAAAGACCCTGAGTCTCCTGAGCCGTGCATGTTAATAGTAACATTCTTGTAAAACTTTCCATCCCTATATAATGCTCTTGAAACAGTGAATTGTCTTAGCGCTTTATTACTTGAACGTCTTCTTGAATTAACTGAGTCCGACTCAAATCGCTCATTATCAAAGAACTGGGTTTCTGCGTATTCAGCCATTACTATCCCTTTTCTAAGTTATATATTGTATAATTGGATTTTCTTTAAATTCAAATTGTTAATAAATATTAATATTAATAATTTGTTTTTGTTTTTGTTTTTGTTTTTGTTTTATTATTTACTCTTCTTATATTCATTTAATTCACAAGTCAAATCTTTCACTTTTTTAAGCAACTCGCTAATCAAGTAACTCTTGTCTGCTAATTGTTTCTCATATTGCGCCCGAATTTCCTCTAAATCTTTGTTCATAAATTTATCATTGCTATGTTGTTTAAAAGCAAGTAATTTCTGCTGTGCTTCCATCATCTGACTATGTTCTAGGATTCGCTTATTTCTCTCTTCTTCTATTTGTTTCATCTGTTCCAATAATTTCGGTTTATACTCTGGTTTGCCAGGCTCATATCTTGCCAATAATTCGTTCATTTCAATCATATAAAACTGTTTTAAAACAGGATTCTTCACAAAATCGTCCACCGTATATCTTGATGGGGTTATCTTTGTTAATTCCGGTGTTTCTAATAATTTCTCCTTATTCAAAGAATTATGTTTATGTGAAAACACCATAATAGTTTTAATACATTCTAATTGTATGAGAGGGATAGTATAATTCTTTAAAAAATGTCTTTCCTCTGCCAAAGCATTATCATTGTTATAACTAGTTTCCAACAGTAGTTCCTTTCTAAAAGCAAATGAGGCCGCTGTTGAATGATATTCTTTATATGGCCCACACTGAAACACTTGCTTTTTAGAATCAAAATATACATGCATCTCGCTACAGCCGGCGATCAGAAAAGACGGGTTATCTTGCAGCATTTGTACAGCATGTTCTATGCGCTCAGGAGGATAATAATCGTCGTCATCCATATAAATGATTATATCGCCTGAGCATTTATTATGCATCAAATTGCGCTTTCTACCGAGAACCATCTTTTCTTTATAATAAGTGTATTTCACTTGTTTAATATGAGTAACTAGGTCCAAAATCGGATCGGTTCCATCATCAATAATGATCCATTCAATGCGATCTTTTGGATACGTTTGATGTTCAAAACATTGTATCATAAAGGGGATAAATGGACGGCGATTAAATGTGGGTGTGCATATGCTAACTAATGGCTTCTTTTTACTCATTTTAAATAGTAATTATACTTTATTATTTAAAATAATATCTAAATCCTTTTTTAAATCCTATTCTATAAATTTTTAAATTAAAAAGTTTATATTTACAATTAAATCAGACTGACATTATACTTTTGGCGAATTTTCCCAGTTTTGGTTCTCACCTTTGATCCTCCAGTTTGCTTAGATCCGCCTATTTTCTCAGTTGATATAGGTGGTGCAGGTCCTAATAATGTGTTAAGGTTATCTTTATGCATTGGATTGATTGTTGGTTCTTCCGATTGAATTGGTTCAGGAATTACTGTTTTTTGAGTTATATCTTGACTTGTATTAAATTGTTTTTGTATATAAGGCTCTTTATTTGAGGTTGTATTAGATTCTTCATTTATATTAGGTTCTGTTCCTGGTTCTGTTCCTGATTCTGTTCCTGGTTCTGTTCCTGATTCTGTTCCTGGTTCTGTTCCTGATTCTGTTCCTGGTTCTGTTCCTGATTCTGTTCCTGTCTCTGTCTCTGGTACTACTTTGGTTCCTTTACCTAAATTTTTCATTTTTTGTAAAAGTGATGGTCCCTTAGTAGTAGTAGTATCAGAGCATTCAAAATCACCTTTTTTTGATTTTAAAAAATCAAAATATTTTCCGATGGTTTCAGATCCACCTAATTGGGTCGGATCATCTGGTATCTTAGTTTGAAACATTTCAAAATACAACGCTAAAATAAGTATTCCAACAAAACAACTCGCTGTATAACTAGAATTTAAATATAGACCAGTTGACATCATCAAGTTATATGTCGCTAAAAAGATAATAAATGTCTTTTTATAAAAAAAGGTGTCGCGTATAAAATCACCTAGACCGTGTTTCTCTCCATTTTCACCCTTTAACGTGTATTTTCTTAGTAAAGGATTTATCAAAGCAATTAATGATGTAATAAAAGTTATTACACCTAAGAAATAAAATCCAGAAACTGCATATAATAATGGCATCAAAATAAATGATAATTTCCAACCAATCAAAATTATATAATACGTCCACTTATAATTATCTAAAAATGCTTCATCTTTTTCCTCCATTTTTCTCCACCATTTAGAATCATAATCTGTTTCTTGAGTAGTACTACCATCTTTATTATAAACTCTGTTTGCAATACCAAGATTTGAAATAATATTCCAAAGCCCTTTAATAACAGTCCAAGCAAATACAATACAACAAATAAAGGGTAAAATAGTAAAATATGCAACCAAAACAAACCATTCTGGTAACAAATAAAGTTTTGAGTATATTCCATTTACAGCAGAAAATGACGATGCAAAACATTCAAACAATATTTTCCTCATATAGAAAGACCATCTGGAACCAAATTCATCTTCTTTATGGTATTGAACGCAATTCAGATAATTAAAAAGTCCATTTTCTTTAAAATTTTCTTTTATAAATGATGCCTGTTGAGATGTGACATTAATTGGCGGTTTAAAAAAATTAAACCCTTTCCAAAGTCTCTCTTTTAAAACATTCATAACAACAAAACTGTCATTTATGTCATCACCTTCTCTAAGTCTTATTTCGTATTCTGCCTGTGTATATGGTGCCATTTTAACATCATCTGGCAAAATATCAGAATATGCTACCTTAGATGTATATAGACCACATGCACCTAATATCACAGTACCTAAACAAATAGTAACTAAAAAATGGGTGAAAAATTTGATTGTAAATTGTTTCCAATCCAATTTTTTATTACCTCCATTTTCATTTTCTTGTTTTTTTTCATCAAGTGGTGTTACTGGATTTGATTTTCCAAACAGATTTGTAAAAATGGTTGTCATTATTTATAATAATTGTATAAAATAAAATGATAATAATGCCGATTATCATTTTACTGTAATATTATATCTTGTATAATATATAATATAATTTAATCAATGTTGTTTTCACATTTACACGAATATAAATATAAATATGTTATCGTGGTATTACTTGCATTACAAATTGGGTCAATTTTATTTCTCGCATTTACATCTAATAATGTAATAGAGACTTTTATTATAAAAAAATTAAATAAAGACAAAGAGAAATCAGAATATTTTTACCCATGTAACAATTTTTGTGGCCCTAAGGGGGAATGTGCGATTAACCGAGAACAATGTGTATCAAATTCTGAATGTTCAGGATGCATTAAAGAGACAACCTTAATTAAACCTAATGAAGTACTAGAATATAATTCATCATTTATTGAAGGGTTTACTAATACAAGTTTACCAATGTACAAATCTCCCGAAACATCATCTTTAACAACCGACATTAGCAATTTTGCTACAGTTATAGAAAAAGATGCCAAAATTCCTAAAATGAATCTAGGTGTAGATTTATGGACAAAGGCATTCAATTATGGTCTCAAAATGGAAGAATCTAAATTAAATTATGATTTTGTTTTGTATCCAGGCGAATTGGAGTATAAACCGAAATATAATACAACAGAAACGGTAACAGGTATATTTAATGATACCGGACCAACTGCAGCAAATGCGAGTCTAAATTAAATATAATGTATTAGATTAATTAAAGACAACCAATTATATTATGTTTATCGTCAATTGAAAAATTTAGATTTACTATTTTACCCGAGACTTTTTCATTTGTTTTCTTTATTTTTGATTTCTTCTTTACCAATTCCAAAATTAATTTCTTTAGTTCTCGGTTTTCGTTAATTAAAATTTGAATTAAACCTGATTCTTTTGTTTTCTTGGATTCATCTTCTAATTCTTCTGGTTTTTCTAATTCATCTGATAAATCTACCTTTTTATGTAGACATTTATGAGAATGTCTCCATAA